AAATCGTCAATGTTGAGAGTGGCGAACCCATGACAAGTACTTTGCAGATAGCATTGGGCTTGGGTATTCAACACGCCACTATTATTAAATTGGTGAGAACTTATATGCCTGATTTTCAGGAATTCGGCTTGGTTAGATTTAAAATCCAACCAAGATTGGAGGGTCAGCATGGTGGTGGTGATGTTAAATTTGTTCCGCTGAATGAGCAACAGGCAACGTTTTTAATGACGCTAATGCGAAATAGCCCTCGGGTAATTGAGTTCAAAAAAGCACTTGTTAAGGCATTTTTTGAAACACGAGAGTTTATTCGCTCACAAGACCAAAGCTACAACAACATTCACAATAAATTAACTCTGCAATTAGATTTAGAAAAAGCAGATGCGAGTCTTGCTGGAAGTATTCTTGGAAGCTATCGCAAGAAACGAGACTTATTAATTACAGCTATAACTGAGGTTGAGAGATTAATGCAACCATGTTTGTTTGATTAAACCCTTTTTGGATTTTAAATCTGAAACGTGCTAAATGGTTTAATTAATATGTCTAATAAGTATTAAGGGTTGGATTTTAAATCTAGCCCTTTTTTATTGTGAGAATAAAATGTCAAAAGAATTAGTATTTAAAGTTGTCTTGCAGGCAGACAATAAAGATTACGTGTCCAATGTTAAGCAGTCAGAAGATGTAACCAAAGCCGTTGTAAAAGCAATCAAAGATGAAGCTGATAAGCTGCGTCAGACAAGTACAGACACGGCAAAAGAAATTGGAAATCTTGTGCCTGAAAGCACTACAAAAATGGCTAGTGCTTTAACGCAGAATTTAACAAATGCAACCACAGCTATTAAAGGTGCTGGTATAAATGCAGGAGAGACTGCAAAAAACTTTGGAGAATTTGGACGGGTTTCAGAAAAGGCGCTAGGTGTCCTGAAATCTGATTTAGACCAAGCAAAGCAGAAACTACAAGCACTTTCAAACACTAATGCAACACCTCAAGATATTGCTCGTGCTCAAGCTGAAGTCGATAAATTAGAAAAAGAAGTAAATCAAGCTGATCAGGCATTTGATAAATTTTCGCAGGAAACCAGTAAAGCCAATCAAGAACTAAAACAAACAAGTTCTGTTTCAGATAAAGCTCGAGCAGGCTTTTCAAGTTTAAGGACTGGTGCGACTTTATTGGTTGGTGCTTTAGCTGCAATTGGTGTGGGCTTGGGAGTAAGAGAAATAGCACAAGCTGCTGATAGCTATGCAATGCTCTCGGCAAAAATCCAGCAATCAACAAAAGATAGTGGTAATTTTCAGCAGGCAATCGCCGGTGTTCATCAGATCGCACTGCAAACAAACTCAAGTCTTGATGCAACAGCAGGTTTATTTACAAAACTGAATATTGTTGCAAAAGATATGGGGCAGACACAGCAATATGCCTTAGATATGACAAGCACTGTCACTAAAGCTATTCAGTTGGGTGGCGGTTCTGCTCAAGCAAGTGAAGCGGCAGTACAGCAATTCATTCAGGCTATGCAGGGTGGTGTGCTTCGTGGCGAAGAATTTAATAGCATCATGGAGAATGGTTATGGTCTTGCAGAGGCTCTAGCTAAAGGATTAGGTATTACAACTGGCGAATTGCGAAAAATGGCTGAAGCTGGTGAGCTATCAGCAGAGCGTGTGCTTGGAGCATTATCAAAACAAAAAACAGCAGTAGACGCACAATATGCTGAACTTCCTCTAACAATTGGAAATGCACTTCAAAAGATTGCCACATCTTGGCAAATCCTAATCGGTGAAATGGATCAAGCGAATGGCGCAAGTGCAACGGTGGCGCAATGGTTGTCTACACTAGCAGACAATATGAGTCTTCTAAAACCAATTATTGATGACATAGGTAACGGTTTTGCAAAGTTTGGCGCATATTTATCTGATATTTACGATCAAGGCGCAATTGATTCACTCAAAACTGCATTAGTTTCAATTTATGACACAATAAAAACTCTATTCAATACGGTCTTAGATGTAGGTCGAGCATTTAATGATGTTTTTGATGACGCTCTTTCAGCAGTATTTAGCTTCACCGATGGTTTGCGCCCAGCAGGCGTAGAAGTAAGCGGACTCCAAAAAGCTTTTGATTCTTTAAATATTGCGATTAATTTGATTGGAGATGGATTTAGGGCGGTTGGAGTAGTAACTAATCTTTTTGCAGGTACTTTGTATAGACTTGCTGCGGTTTGGTACGAAGTTAAAGCGACATTTACATGGGGTGATGTTAAAAAAGAAGCTATTGCTAATATGACAGCAATGCAAAATAAATCTGATGAATACTTCACCAAAGGTTTTGATGGAATCAAAAACTATGAATCTCAAACGATCAAATCAATTGAGAACATGGGTAAAACCGAAGATCAAAAAAACGCCGAACGTATTGCCAGCAACCAAAAAGCACTCACTGATTTAAAAGCGCAAGAAGCTCAGCATGCTTCTGACTATAAAGCCATCAGCGATGAGCGCATTAATTTTCATCAGCAATTGGTAGATGCACGTAAAGCTGGCGATAAAGATGCAGAAACCGCTGCTTTAGCTGGCTTGGCAGAAGTTGATAAGAAAGAGAAAGCTTATCAGGCTGAAAGCAAGAAAATCAGTGATGAAAAAATCAAGGCTGCACAGGATTGGGCTTCGGCACAAATCGAAGCAGCGACCAAAGGCGGTGTAGCTCTATCAAGTCAAATCAAAAAAACCATTGAAGCGCAAATTGCATCTCAAGGCTTAGCAGTTGAGTTTGATCAAACTGGCAAAGCGATTGTCAAAGCGATTGAGCAAGAGGCAGGCGGTGCGGTTGTTAGTTTAGAGACACGACTAGGACAGGGTCGTAAAGCTGCTGCGGCTTTAGGTCTTGATCTTGATGTGGCGTTAAACCGAGTGTCAGAGGGTTTCGCAGGGAAACAGACTAACCTTGAGGACTTCACTAAAAGCCTTGAGTTGATGGGGGTAAAAGGTTCACAGGCTGCAAATGTCACTTATGAAGCGTGGCAAAAATGGGCGGATCAGGCAAAAAGCCCTGCTGAAATTGATGCAGCCAAAGCCAAGTTAATTGAGTTTGAAAAACAAGGTGTTTTATCTGCTAAGCAAGTAGAAATGGGTATGCGTTACCTTGATGAAGTGAATGGGAAATTACCCCAAAATATTTCAGAAGTGGAAAAAGCGTACAAATTACTTGGTATTACATCAAGAGAAGAAGCTAATAAAATGGCTGATTCTCAAGTGAAAGCATTTAATGTAATGATGAATAGTGGGACGGCATCAGCAGAAAACATCAAACAAGCATTGATTAATATGGCTGATAAGATATATGCGTCTGGTGATGCTGCAAAAATTGCATGGTATGAAGCTAAACTTTCAGCAAATGGACTTCAATCATCAGTTGATAGTTTGGGCAAAGCCTCTGTTAAATCAATGGACGAACTGAATGATTCAGTAGATCGTGTTGGGCGGACTGCTCGCGGATCTGCTATTGATGGATTCCGTGAACTTGGTCGTGTAGCTCGTGACGAAGCCAAATCAACTGCTCAGGAATGGGAAGATGCAATGGCTAAGGTTGATGCAGCTCGTAAAGCTAAAGATGCCTCAAACAATAAGGGCTTATCTGAGCTTCAAGGTGGTATTGATCAGATGGCACAGGACTATTACGACCGATTAGTTGCAGCTGGTATGGATCAAAGCAGAGCGCGTGATCTTGCTGATAAAGCTCGATACAGCCTTGCTGTTGAAACAACTACATCACTTAAAGGCGGAACAACTCAGAACATGAATACCACTAAACAAGAAATGGAGAAGACACTTGCTTATTGGGAAAACAGAAATTCGAGTAAGTCCGGAAGTGGCAATGTATCAAAAGGAAATAATAGCCCATCAATCCAAGTTCCAAGCATTCAAGCACCTATTATTGAGTCACCTAAGATGCCTAATACATCCGATATTTCTACACCGAAGACTCAAATTTATAAATTTGAATTTAATGGAAACGAAATCGAATTTCAGGGTGATCCATCTCAACAAGATCTAGTAAATGATTTCTTTAGTCAGCTTGAACAGGCTAAAAAGAGGTTCTAATGAGGCTATTACGCAAAGCAACAAACGAAACCGTTCTTTTAGAGAACGGTTTTTTATTTTCAGATGAATTCAACTGGAAGCCTGTTGAGCAAAATCAAGAATACTCCGTGGACGGTACATTGATTGTTCAGGAAGGAAAAAAGAAATCTGGTCGACCGATCACATTGCTATCTAAGACTGAAAAGCAGGGATGGATAAAAAGAGCTGTTTTATCCGTGATTCAAGACTGGTCGGCATTGCAGGGTGAGCAATTCACCCTTGTATTTGAATATCCACATGATACCCGTCAATTTAATGTGATTTTTAACCATGCTGAGGGAGCGATTGAAGCAGATCCAGTACGTGGCGTTCCTACCGTTTCTGAAGGCGATTATTACCGAGCAACATTAAGATTTATCGAGGTGCCAGATGCCAGTTGAGACCAATAATCTAGTTTTATACAAGTCTGAACGTTTAACAGATACAAGTGATGGTGGAGGGAAGTACTCTGGCCAAGTTGTGGTTGACGGGGAAAGCAATAACTTATTTCCCGATATATCTGAGTTAGACCGTACAATGGGCCGTGTATCAATGCGGAAAGTCTTTGCAGGGATCAATAACAATGATACTGAATCACTGATGGGTTCAACGGTATTCATCTCGAAGAATCCAGACGACCCAAATGTATCGGCATTATTGTTCAGTACAGAAAGCCATACCGATGTGCGCACAAGTGCAGCAAATCGAGTCGAAAGCTATCTAGCTAAGGGTGCACAGGCTGTTGGTTCATTACTTGATACGGCGTATTCAGGTATGAAATCGTTGCAGGTGGCGATGAGCAAGAGCGAGTCAGAAAACAACGTAGGTGATACGATTGTTTTAGTTGTGAATGAAGGTCTACCTACAGAAGTGACTCAATATATTCGATTGACCGCTGTATCAACAAGTGTGGCGTTCATTCGTGTAAATAATGTTGATGTGGAATACAAGATTGCGACTTATAGCTTTCAAGATCCATTGAGCCGTGATTTCATTGGTGTGTCGGCTATACAGTGGTACAACAATACGAAACCAGCGACGACGGTGCGAAATACAGTGGTTGCCGATTCTGGTAAGTACTCGGCAAGTGTCAATCTCAGTGAAGATGTGAATGTTGGCAGCTTTACTGTTGAAGCGAGTTCTATCTTTTCTCAGTTAATTCCATCCTCGCAAACTGAAACGCCGTTACTTGATCTGAATGCAGTGAGTGAAAATCCTGCTTTGGTTGCTGGTAATTCGGGGACAATCTCAGTTCAGTACACAACAAACGTGAATACGGCGCAGAGTTTATATATTGGTTCAAGCGTATTACCTGGCAGTGTTTCATTTACATTATTTGGGCAGGCAATCATTGATAATGGCGGTACGTTACGTACACCGAATGGTACGCAGATTGGAACGATTGATTATCAGACTGGCCTCATCGTATGGACCAATGCAATCGGAACAGGTAACGCCGTTATTACAATTACATTTACGCCAGCTTCAGCACCGGTTCAGCCGTTTGAGTCATATGCACTTGAAGTCACCCAGAACAATCAAGGTACAAACTGGACAGGGGTATTGGTCCCAATTCCAGCACCTGGTGCACTTTCAATCTCGTATATGTCTCAGGGCAAGTTTTATACCTTACGTGACAATGGCACAGGGCGACTTGTGGGCGGGAGTGAATCGGTAGGAAGTGGATCGATTAACTATGCCACTGGCACTTGGCTACTCACCACTGGCGCGCTGCCAGATGTCGGAACGCCTATTCTGTTGCAATGGGGTAGCCCGATTACAACCTTTGCACGAGCAAACCTACCGGTTAAACCTGCTGCAATCGCATTTAACCTTGTACCTGGTGTGAATTCGGGTGTAACCGTGACTTGGTCACTTGAAGGGGTGAATAAAACAGCCACCAGTAATCCGCAAGGCCAGTTTGTTGGTGATGCCATTGGTACTATCAACTATGCAACCGGTGAAGGCAAACTGATTCCGAACAAGTTGCCGCAAAAAGGAACGGTATTTAACTTTAACTTTGACCACGGCGATCCAAAGCAGCAAGTTAAATCAAACGTTGCGCCAGATGGTAATCAAAAGTTAGCGTTTACCATTGGAACAGGTGTGGCTATTCAGCCCAATAGCGTTGAGTTGCAGATTCCTGTGACTGATGAGCTTGGCGGATCTGGTCAGATCCTCTATTTAACTGACAATCCAATCAACTCAACAACGGGAAATCTGGTTGATAGTTTTGGAGCCGTTCAAGGTACCATCACTTATGCCACAGGTGCAGTGGAAGTAACACCTAGCTTGGATTCAACTGTTTATCACCGTGTGTACACAACTGTAAGTTATGGAGCATCATAATTATGGGTTTCTATTTACCACAGACTGAAAGAATCGAGTCTCAAACTAAGATTCTAAAGGCTTTTGGCACCACGACAGTGAATGTGAAATACCGTGATAATCCTGGTACTGATAATGCAACCTTGCAGTGGACTGCCGATAAGCTCAGTTTTGATTTAACAGCCGGATATAACGAGCAGATTCTTTCCGGATCTGTTCGTTTTAAAGTTGGAGTAGATACGATTATCGATCGTTCTGGATTGATCTATCGCAATGTTGATAGTGCAACAGGTAGCGGCACTCAGTCTGGTACCATCCAATATGGCACCGGCCTTGTAGAGCTCAGCAGC